TCACTGTTTACACCGGGTTTATCCTTCGTTTTGCGTAGGATATAATCGCCATTCATGACATAAAATGTTCTATAACCGCTCTTATTGGGGGCATCATACTGTTTCATCTCGTAACATTGCTTGATAATATCCATTAACCTTGCGTCAACATCAGTCTTATCAAGAACGGTATTAGATTCAAAATCCACATCGTTAATTGTTAGATTAGAAATCTCATCGGAAGTAAGACCAATCCAGTACAAAACAGCAATTACGTTCATACGAATCTGATATGGCTCTTCGTACTTATTTAAGAAGTCAACAAATTCGTCAACCGACGCAAAATAACTGTCATTGTACATATCATCTGCGCTTACATCGCTCTCTGAAAAGTCAGCCAGATCATACATGCTTGTTTCGTTTTCACTTTTGATGTAGCCTGTGATTATTGACTTCACATTTTTAAACGAACGACTCGAATTCACCCAATTATATTTGGCAAACATCTTTACGAAATCATCTTTTGTGAAGTCAAACAACTCATACCCACGCTCGGCCTCGTAATCCATGACGTGACGCATCGTCGATGCAACAAACTCACCGCTTCTATCAGAATACTTTTCGGCAAAAGCTTTGATTTTTTCTTCAGTAAGCATAGTGGCACACTCCTTCTTATTATATGTAGTGTACCATTAAACCTTATAAAAAATCAAGCAAATGCGGCAAAATTCTGAAATTCCATGGTATGTTGTACGCCGCTCAGGAATGCTGCAAGCAAAAACGGTTCATCCTTGCATCTTGCCATTGCGATCATATTCATCTGACGCTCCGACAAGACACCAAGTTTTTTAATGAACTGTCCTTTGTTAAGTGTATCAGTCTCTTCACATAGAACGATACTATCAACCTCTAGGAAATCACAATCTTCCTTTGAGAGTAGAACATGAACCGGAGAGCGCTTGTATATTCTGGAAGACAACGGATTCCCTTTAATTGTTGGACTAAAGAAGTTGCGCTTATTGTTGCTCGTCACAACGAACGGTCGAATACCGCGCTGCTGATGACCTGTCGCATTGGATAGATCAACCAACCAAACCTCTCCGACCTTTGGGTCAATATTGTTGTCCATAGTCTTTCTCCTCTATAATAGTGTAGCTCCGTTCCATAGCTATATTATACAGGATACCTTTACAGAAGTCAATAGGTTTTCGAAAATATTTTTAGTGCCCGTACAACTCTGGATTCTCTGATACGAACACGCTGGTGTTATCGAAGATCATCTCATACGCTTTCTCTTTATCGCCCGGCCTAAACTCAACCCTCCTTACTTCGTAGCATTCTTGCCGCAGCTCAACATGACTTTCGTTTCCAAAAAATCCAATGCCTTTGACAATCCCATGTGTCTCTACACCAATATCGTTCATCTTCTTGCAGATCATGTGAACATCCACACCATTACAAATAAAGCAGACCCACACTCGCTTTTTTCTTATGTACTTCAAAAAGTTTTCAACCTGTATAATTTCCAAAACCTTTTTCTCACTCATTGAAATACCGCCTTCCGCTCACATAAACAACTTTCAAGATATATTATACACATCTTTTTGTTTTCGTCAATATATTACACATCTTTTTGTTGTATTATTTATCGAAATTTTAGATGATGCCATTTACTCAGCATCATCCACAACCAGCTTCGCGTCATAATAAAACCTGTGTGCGCCAAATTGTCCAGCAAAGGTTGCTCCGCGCTCGTGCCAACTGCCTGGAGCTGCCGCCGGGGTTACAAACCATTGAATAGGTTTGTCTGAAATCTTAGCGCCGTAATCAAACACCATAGACACAGCCAGTTCGTTCTCTGCCGTCACCTTCCTATTATATAAGGAACTATAACCATACTTCTTAAAGACCTGCTGGATGGTTAGACTATCAAGTACAGCGGAATCATAAAGGCATTGGGCCACAGCCATCTGGCCTTCCAAACTGTCAGCACCTGCTTCACAAGCAACGATCTGCTCCGCAAGAGCACGCTCGTCATCGGTGAGTTCGCGCTTTTCCTGACTGAAGTTCACAGTTCGCGTCTCAATAACAGTCTCTACAATGACTTCTGGCTTCTTTTCCTCTTGTTGCGCAACACTCACTGCCGGAGGACTACTATTATAAAGGTACGAATTGTTCTGCTTCTGAGTCACCGGGCTGATCTTCGATACAAGATTCCCTGCCAACAAGCACATTATACATACAATAGCAACACTTTGCTCACGATTTATTAACAAATTGGAGTTAATAAGAATCACTTCCTTTCAAAAATATTGGTTTTATCAAATCTTTAACGACTCCTCATTTACCGCCATCACAAGCTCGTTGACCCGCTTCCAATCAACATTGTCCGGCAGGTAAGTCTCACTCTTGTCAACTGACAATCTGCTTTCATAGGCCGGAATCAGTTGTTGACGAATCTCTTTGTAATCATATTTACCGTTGCGAAGCTGCGTCAGGAAGTTATGATCGTTATCTCGATAAGTTTTAATTTCACCTTTTTCTAAGATGTCAAAGAGCATCAGGTATATACGAACTGCATTCATTACCGTCTTGTGCATTTTCTTTGAATTATGGTAGATTGGATCTTTGTCTAATGTATCAGACTTCTGAATCAGCTTGCCTGCAAAACCTCCAAACGAGTAAATCACACGCTTTGAAAGGAATAGGTTTTTGTTGTCCATAAGTAGCTGCGTCATTGGGTTATAACTAATAACGAGTTCATCGGCATTCCCTAACTGTTCCAGCATATTGGGGTTTCCACTGCACATCAATTTCACAGCTTTGTTAAAGCTATAAATCGTTGTATCGGTCTGAGTGTCCACATAATGTTCAAACTCACCGAGACCAAGAAGGTCTTCTTTTGAATTCAATGCTACACCTCGAATGTCAAGATCTGAGCCCTCAACATTTGTCCCGTAAGCATGACTGCCACCGACCGTTACGAACATCATATGCTTGCCAAAATGCTCATTCTCCCGAAGAAAACTATATTCTGGGAAGCATAACGCTCCAAGCAATTCATTTCTTGTCATAGAATCACCTCTATTAAAACTTAGTTTTTATCAGACTCAGCTAACTGAAGCTCTTCCAACGAAAACGAAAGTCTTCCACCTCCGCAAAAAGTAGTGAACTCAACAATGGCAGTATCTCCGTCGATTTCATCGATAATGCCTTCGCACCAATCTTCAGCGTAAACTTTATCTCCAACTTTCATAACTGCTCACTCCTTAAATCTCAGCTTCTATCAAAAATCAGAATGTAGCACTACCGGGGAATGACTGTCTACATCGCAGAACACACACTCCCATTTTGGAGATTCCTCGTAATATCTATAGTTTCCTTGCGGTTTCCATGTTAAAACCAAAACATTTTTTTGACTGCTATAATAAGCAGCATTCACCTCAGTTGCATCACATTCCAAACCGCTATCCGTTTCGATAAAAACATCACTTGGTAGCTTTTCCAAAATCTTAATTAACTCTGTAGCAATCATATAAAACTCTCCTAGAACTTAACTTTTATCAACTCGTTTATTCCAAGCATTTACTGCATCCGAAAGCGTATTATTATCTGGCGCTCCACAATTAACAAGATCATCGTAATACGCTTTTGTTCTCAGTCCACAATAATCACATACGACTTGTGCCCTCCATTTAAAAAGCGTTGCTGGACCACCGCAGCATGGGCATTGTTTCAAATCATTCATTTCGCCCACACTTTCCATGTCTCACTGCCCACTGCTCACTCTGATCGTCTGCAATAGACGCCACTTTCAGTAGTCCCATTACAAAAATCCCAAAAGGAACAAGCAGTATAAAGTAAAATGCAATAAACGACATTATCATAATCCACATTATATTAACCTCACATGTCTTTTGATTTAACCGTTTGTATTGAGGTTGTCTCAAGCATACACCGCACAAAGATCAAATACAATACAATTATCAAAATTACCAAAATTTTACTAATAATCCTACGTCATCAATAGTTATATCATCGGTCTGCACATCCTTTTGTTAATTATCCACAAGAACCCGGATTTTATCAATTCTTGCATACTTTACATCATTAGCCATCAAACCCCATAATGGAAACTGTATGCTTTCCGTTATCATAACGAAAATAAAATCCGCCAAGAGTTTTGATGGTCTCTAATTTTGTCATGTATTCAGCAAGTTTTATTTCATACAAATCTCCAGAAAAGTGTTCTAACCCTTTCCATTGTTCATCAAGCTCATTCGTTAACTGTCTAATACCTTTGCATAACGCTTTGATTTTCTCGTCATTACTTTTCATCCATTGCATCCTCAAGCTTTCCGTTGATGGAGTCGATTTCACGCATTAGCTTACAACGCCAATTACCATCTTTGTCAAGCCTAAAACACAGATTCTCATCATTACTCTTGTATCCCATGTAGCAGTAAGCCCTACACAAGCTTGTTGCATCAAGTGCGTCTTGTATAACTCGTGCTTCATTGAGAGTCAAATCAATCTTCATCTTGTTTCTCTCCAATCAAACTTCTGACCACAATCTCTGCAATAGTGATCATACCTACTTGTAATTACCGTATTGCATTTGGGACAGCGAAAACTTCCATGCTTCGGATCGACGACAACTATTTCACCCTCAATACGGCTGAAATAGTCATCAAGTACATCACTCAAAATCATCTTCCCACGCCAGCCGAGGTCATTCTGCTGAATATTCTTCGTGAGAATTCGATATGCGCTAATGATTTCACGCTTTGTGTATTTCATGTTTTACTCCTCTACAATATCCTGATTCACAGAATTCCATACCTCGGTCGAAGTGCTGTCATTCTCATCAGATAGGCGATCAATCCAAGCGTTCAACACTTCTCTATACACAGTCATATTCGGGCAAAAATGACTGTTGGTAAATACCGGCATATCGTCATTGCACAAGATTCTCATGATGGCAGCACACACAGCGGCAGATCTCGATACACCAGCAGCACAATTCACGCAGAACCAATCGGTTTTATCTGCTTCGTGATTATCCAGAACAAAATTCACGATATCCTTAGCCTGAATATCAGTGATACAGGTGCCTTCTAAATCAGTAGTGCAATCATCAAACTTCAGCGGGAGAAAAGTAATATTGCCCTCACACTTATGAAAATCAATATGATGACCATTAGCTTCAGTGATTGAGATAAACCGTATCCGTTCAAAATGTGGCTGTCGGATAAAGTCTTCTGCATCTTCTGCACTCATCACCGAGAATTTCCATTTT